AAAAAAATAGGTTTTGATTATCAATTAGTTAAGTGTAACCGCAATTGTAACCGCAATGGCTAAAAAGCCTAAAAATGTAACCGCAATCAAAAAATTAAAATTAAACCTTGTAACCGCAATATCTCAATTTGTAACCGCAATAAGCTTATTGCGGTTACAGTTAAACAATTGAAAATCAATGAATATTTATCAATGTAACCGCAGTAACCGCAAAAATACTATAAAAGATAATGATTATAGATTAGGGAGAATATAGGGCATACATACCCGCCTACACGCCCACACGTGAGAGAGTGTATAGAAATAGCGGTTACAGCGGTTACACACAAATTTTAATATATGAACGAAAAAGCACTTGAAAAGAAATTACGGGATGAGGTTAAAAAATTGGGAGGAATTGCTTTAAAATTTTCTTCTCCCCACTTCACGGGATTCCCTGATAGAATTGTACTGATGCCTAAGGGTAGGGTATGGTTTGTTGAAATGAAATCAACAGGTCAAAAAACTACTTCCAGGCAGGAATTAGTTATTGGTGATTTACGAAAAATGGATCATAAGGTTTGGGTGATTGATAACACTGATTTGTTAACACAATTTTTAAAAGAAATATCGAAATGAAATTTAATCCAAGACCATATCAGGTTTATACTTCTGAATTTATTATTAAAAATCCTTATTGCGGCCCATGGGTTGATATGGGTTTAGGGAAAACCGCAGCTACACTTTCAGCCATTGATAAATTACTGAAAGCCGGAACAGTAAAAAAGGTTTTGGTGATTGCCCCAAAAAAAGTGGCTGAAAGTGTTTGGAAGCAAGAAGGTGAAAAATGGGATTGTTTCAACCATTTAAATTTTTCATTGATTTTGGGAACAGAGAAACAGCGTAAAACCGCTTTAGCCACCAAGGCTGATATCTACGTTACCAATCGGGAAAATGTTGTTTGGCTGGTTGGATTTTATGGAACTGCTTTTCCGTTTGATATGGTTGTGGTGGATGAATCGAGTAGTTTCAAAAATGTAAAATCAGCCAGATTCAAAGCATTAAAAATGATTCGGCCTCGAATAAAAAGGGTTGTAAATCTGACGGGTACACCCACACCCAATGGATTGTTACAACTTTGGCCCCAAATGTATCTTTTAGATCAGGGTACCCGGCTTGGTAAAAAGTTTACTGATTACAGGCGCAAATATTTTGCAGAGGGAAAAAGAAATGGCCATGTTGTTTTCGATTACGAACTCAAAGGAAAAAAGGGATATCAGGATGGGCTAGGTGAATTATTGGGATATGATTTTTCACAAAAAGAAATTTATGAAAAAGTAGGGGATATCTGTTTCAGTTTAAAATCAGAAGATTATATCAACCTACCACCAATGATTGATTCTCAGGTTCCTGTAAAGTTGGATTCGGATGTGATGAAACAGTATTTGGAATTTGAACGCGAACAGGTTTTAGCAATGAAAGATGATATCAACTTGACTGCAGTTAATTCAGCAGGCCTTACCAACAAACTTTTACAGTTTGCAAATGGTGCAGTGTACTACGATGACAAAAAAAACTACTATGAAGTTCACAATTCTAAAATTGAATCATTAGCCGAAATTCTAGATGATGCAAATGGCCAATCTGTATTGGTTTTTTACTGGTACCAGTCTGATCTTGAAAGAATTAAAAAGCATTTATCTGCATACGGCCCAAGAGAATTAAAAAAGCCCCAGGACATCATCGATTGGAATACAGGAAAAGCACCATTTATGTGCGCCCACCCAGCCAGCGCGGGGCATGGATTAAATCTGCAAGATGGTGGAAGTATCGCCACTTGGTTTGGAAATACATGGGATTTGGAATTATACCAACAGGCCAATAAACGACTTCACCGATCAGGTCAAACAAGGCCTGTAATAAACAATTTATTGGTTTCAACCGGTACAATGGATGATGATGTGATCAGTTCTTTGACTTCAAAAGCAAACAACCAAGATGCGTTAATTAGAGCCGTTAAAGCCCGAATTGATAAGTACAAACCGATGCGTTAAGTATAAAAAATTTGACCTATCAGACAATAAATGATTTATTTTGTAAACAAAAGATTCATAAAATGTTGAATGAAAAGCAGAAAAGGTTTTGCGATGAATACTTGGTAGACCTAAATGCCACACAGGCGGGGATTCGTGCCGGCTATTCTAAAAAAACTGCTTATTCTAGTGCGCAGCGAATGTTGAAAAATGTTGAAATACGTGCTTGTATCGAAAAAAGGCTGGAAGAGGCTGGTATGTCCAAGATGGAGGCCTTGAAGCTTGTTTCAGACATTGCTAGAGGTAATTTGGGGGATTATTTCGTGCCAAAAAAGGTTCAGCGATCATTTCCGGTACAGAAATCCCTAAAATCGGTCATTGCAGAAGCAGAAGCGGCCAGGCAATTTGAAATGGAGTTTGCGCAAATAGCAAATTATACTGTTGATGAAATGGCAGTTCATTTAGCCGATATAGCCTATCGCAAACGGGAAATTGACCGCATGAAGTTGGAGTTAAAGAAAAATCCAAAAGCTACCCGAATAGTAAATGGACCAGCTGAGATTGTCGAAGATGTGGAATTGGATATGGCTAAATTGGTAGCCGACAAAGAGCGTGGCCGTATAAAATCTATTTCTCCAAGCGAGCATGGGTTAAAAGTTGAATTGTACTCTGCTGACACTGCCTTAACCAATTTGCTGAAAGTCCATGGTGCTTTTGAAAAGGATAATGAACAGCAAAAGCAAACGGTTACCCCATTTACTGATGTTCAGGTAGATAAAATTCTTAACAGCTTGAGAGGGGCTAAAAAATGAAGCTAAAACCTTTTGAAGCAAGTCTTTTTAAGACGATACCGGCAGAACTTCAAGAGCAATTACAGCAATCGTTCGTAGTGCCAGTGAACGATATTTTTATTCCTTATTGGCGTGACCAAAACAAAGTCAATTTGCTTTATGGTTCATACGGGTCAGGCAAATCAGTCTTTTTGATTGATAAATTCATAAACCATTCGTTAGAAGATAAATATTTCCGGTGTTATTACGGGCGTAAAGTGCTGGAAGATGTTCGTGGCTCAGTTCACAAAACTATTACCGATCAATTAGAAGAGCGTAGAGTTCAAAACCTGTTTGATTTTTCTATCAAGCCAAATGGGTCAATGAACGTTATCTGTAAGGAAAACCACAATGAGTTTATCCCTTTTGGCGCCAATAACTCAGCTTCACTAAAATCAATCAAAGACCCCACCCATTTCTTTTTGGAAGAAATGGATCAATTTACTTTTAAGGATTTTGGCGTGATCTATTCACGTCTAAGAACCCAAAAGGCATTTACACAGTTGTATGGGGCGTTCAATACGGAGAAAGTATTCCAATCTCATTGGATTCGCCGATACCTGATAGAAGGGGAGTATCGGGACCAGGTCAATGCAGTTTTGTGCAATTACACAGATAACTTTTTCATTGATCAGGAAGATTATTACAAAAAGCTGCAATTGGTAGCCGGCGGAAATCAGGCTGTACTAAATGCCATTGCAAAAGGTGCTTGGGGAATGGTGCGAACAGGTAGTGAGTTTTGGAAACAATTTGACGAAAACAAGCACGTTAGGGACGTTATTGTTGACAAAGAAACAACCATTCATGTTTCACTGGATGAGAACGTTAACCCTTATGTTACTCAAACCCTATGGCAGATATTCCCTGAAACCAAGGATATTAAACAGGTTGACGAATTGTTGTGTGAAAGTCCTAAAAACAATGCCCCAAAAGCGGCAATGGAACTGATTGAATGGCTGGTTACACAAAACTATCGACCAATAATCTTCGTTTACGGTGATCCATCGGCCAATAAGCGAAGTACAGTGGATGAAAACAGTGCATCTTTTTACGATAAATACATTTCCGAGTTAAGAAATGCAGGTTTTAAGGTAGTCAACCGGGTAAAACGTTCCGCGCCTGAGGTTGCAAACTCTGCTGCTTTTATCAATGCCATCTACGAAAGCAATTATGAAGGATGGACGTTGACCATTGGGGCTGATTGCTTGAAAAGTATTGAAGATTATATTTTGGTCAAAGAAGATATTGACGGTAAGATGCTTAAAACAAAAATCAAAGACCCTGAAACCGGCATAACTTATGAACCTCAAGGCCACATAAGTGATGCCAAGAGGTACTTTTTAACAACTGTTTTGGAAACTGAATTTAAAGCCTACGGGGCGCGTAAGGCAAAGGTTTTCGGCTACTCAGTTGGGTAGTTAATATAAAATTTTGGAAGTTCAGTAAATAAATCATTTATTTTTACGATAAATAAAAGGTTTATTTTGGCAAAATACGGTATAGCGGATATTCAAAAGATCATTTTGCATAACCCAAACAAGGATTTGGTTAATAAAGCGCAGAAGACAGCCAAGAAGCTGACCATGCACCTTATTGGCACTGGATTGGCCGAAAATATGAAGCGTGAGGACTATTTTGAAAACGCAGACATTTACAAAGCGAGAACAGAAAAGCCGGTATCAAACAGAGATATTTTTGCCAGGTTGCTTCAACAGGAGGACATGGTATTCACGGCCCGTGGTGGTTCATCACGATTTGGTCTGAGTGATTCACAGGAAAAGCAAATGAATGCTTTGCTTTCAAATGTCCGTTACAACCTTTCACTTCGCAATTGGATAAAGAATTTTGCTTTGCAGGCATATCGCAGCGATCCGATGGGGTTGATATTCATGGAAATTGAACAATTACTCGAATTGGACGGTAAGCCTATAGAAGCCCCAAAGTGTTACCCGACTTACAAAAGCATTAATTCCGTATTTGATTACCAACCAAATGGTCGTGATCTCGATTACGTTTGTTTTTACCTGACTGTAAAAGATTTATCCCAATACGGCATTCAGGATAATGAATTTCAGACTGATCAGGATAATCAAAGTCAAGCAGCACAGGATAAGAAAACGAATTATTTCCGATTTGTCGATGATGAGAAAGATATCATTGTCAAGCTTCAAGACAAAAATGTAGTCATTGCCACCAATACAAAGCAAAAAAACCCAATCCCAAACCCATGGGGAAAAGTTCCCGCCTATATCGTTTCTGATTTAATTCAATTTGATGATCCCCAATGTTTCACTTCCCCTATTGGGTTTGTTGTTGAATTGGCCGATTGTTTCCTGTATGACCGGTCAATACGTGATTTACAGAAGAAATATCACGGATTCGCCAAAGCAATCGAGCCATTGCTCAAATGCCCTACCTGTGAAGGAACGGGACTTGCCAAAGGAGCGGCCTGCCCTGATTGTACACCAATCGGCCAAGATAAGGGGATTGGCTACAAACTGAAAACCAAAGTATCTGATGTGGCTAAATTCCCATTGGAGATTCTTGAAAATGCAAACTTTGATTTCAGAAAGATTTTTGGTTATGTGGCACCTGATATTGAAACCTGGAATAAGCAGGATGCAAGTTTAGAAGATTTGGAGCGCATAATCTACAGAACTTATTGGGGTACAGAGCCTGAAATGAAAACCAGCGGAGCGGGTATGCGTTCCTCAGGAGGTAGTGTAAGCGCGGACAATTCACAGGAAACAGCAACAAAAACACTTTCAAACCTTCAACCAAAGTATGCGCGATTAAACGTTACTGCAGACTGGGCTGAAAGGTTGGAAAATATGATAGCCGATTTAATCGGTAAGTTTTGGATGCCTGAGGTATTCAAAGAAAGCCAAATCACTTATGGCCGCAACTGGATTTTAGAAACGCCCAATGATCTTATCCAGCAGTATTACGATATGCGTAAGAACGGAGCGCCTGATTTCCTACTTGATGAAGCAATGGAGCGGTATTTGCGCTGCCTCTATCAAAATAACCCTCGACAATTGGCGATGTATTTGAAGCTATTGGAGATAGAGCCATTCCCGCACATTGATGCAAAAAACTGTCTCCCGCCTGGTTCAAATCCAACATCCGGAATGATGATTATTCCGTCACAGGATGATTATTTAGCAAAAGTCTATTTCGGGGAGTGGTACAACACTTTGCAGGATATGTATCTGATCAGAACCAAAACAGCACAACTCAAAGCCGAGTTAAAAAAATACTGTGAAGAAAAGGAGTTGCCTGATGAAGGGGAAGGAACCCCAGGCAATGAACAATTGCAGCAATTACAGCAACAGCTTAAAGCTGCTAAAACACCCGAGGAAAAGCAGTCAATTCAGGACAAAATAAACTCACTGCAAAGCGCATAGTATGGGAAAAAAGAACAAATACCGAAAAGCCGCTTTAGCCGCTAAGGTTTTGCCCATTGTTATGAAAGATTCACACGAAAACCATTTTGAGAAGGGATGGGAAATGATTGCCCGAGGCCAAACAGAGATTAACGGGGAACCTATCATTGGTCATAAAATTTACGTTAATCCGATGCCTGTTTCAATGGCTATCAATCATAAACGGAGAATGAAAAAACTGATTAACCAATATGGTTCTGAGGTTGTGGATGTGTATGTCGAAGCAAATAAACCAAACAACTGAAAATAATCGCATGAAAAAGTATTTAGTAATTACCGGCGGCCAATCATTTCTTGTTGAAGCGGATTCAATCAATTTGGCTGATTCGGGAGTAATCAAGATTATAAAGGGTAGTGAAATCATTGCGGCATTGCCTCACGGGGCTTCTGTAATTGAGGAAGATACTATCATCAAACCTGAAACCCCAACCATTGTTAAGCCGATGCATGGCACACGTTAGTTTTTAATCACCCTAAAAATAAAAACACATGAAATTCCACAAAAAGTACCATTCGCGTACATCCGATGAGGCAAATCCTTGGGCTTATGCCTGGAAGGAAGAAGTTGATATTGATCCTTCTTTTGCCAGTTCAGAAAATGAAAACTTTCATTTAACCGGTGTTAAGTATGAAGCAATCGA